GATGTGGGCGACCAGCAACGTCGCGGCCTACATCCATGCTGAGGCGGCTCAAACCAGTCCCTTCGCTCACCCGAGCGTTCCCGGCATTATCTGCACTGTCGTTCAAGTCGCATCGGCTTAAGCCATGACCACGAAGCGCGAGACCATCTTGGCTGCTGTCCGCACCGCACTGACCGGCACCACAGGTGTCAGCACGCGGATCTATCGCAGCAGGGTTGAGCCGATCAGCCGCGGCGAAAGCCCTGCGATCGTGGTTGAGCCGGTCAGTGATTCAGCAGAGCAGAACACCTCGCTGCCTACCCTGGACTGGAGCATGACGGTCCGGGTGGCGATCATCGTGCGCGGTGCCATCCCAGACCAGGTGGCGGATCCGATCATCGAAAGCGCGCACGCCAAAATCATGGCCGACCTTACCCTCGGCGGCTATGCCATCGACGTGCAGCCGATTAACGTGAGCTTTGACCTGCAGGAAGCAGACCAACCCGCTGGCGTGATCATGATGGATTACCTAGTGCGATACCGTACAAAGGTGGCAGATTTGACCAGCTAGACTGGCCATGACGCACCAGATCCTGCAACCCGACAATCGAGGACCTGATCAATGACTCTGCTGACCCGCAAAAGCCTGATCCTCGCGAAATCCGAGAGCACCTACGGCACCGACATCTCCCCTGCTGGTACTGATGCTGTTCTGGTGCGCTCGCTTGAGGTGACCCCGATCGAGGCAGACACGGTCAGCCGTGAGTTGATCAGGCCATACCTCGGCAACAGCGAGCAACTGCTGGCCAACGCTCGTGTCGGCGTCACGTTCGCGGTTGAGCTTGTGGGTTCTGGCACAGCAGCAACCGCTCCGCGCTTCAGCAGCCTCCTCAAGGCTTGCGGCATGGCCGAGACGATCACCGCATCAGCCGTCACCGGTACCGCCCAGGCAGGTTCAGCTGGGAGCATTACGCTGGCATCTGGCGCAAGCGCAACCGATGGCTTCTATGTCGGGATGATCGTTTCAATCACCAGCGGCACCGGTTCCGGCAACAGTGGAGTGATCAGCGCTTACAACGGCACCACCAAGGTGGCCACGGTCAAAGCAATCACGGCAGCATTTACGCCGGGTGTGTCAAGTGCCTATAGCATTGCAGCAAATGTAGGCTATCGGCCAGTCAGCTCCAGCTTCAGCAGCGCAACGATCTACTACAACAACGACGGCATCCTGCACAAGATCACAGGCGCTCGCGGTACGTTCACCATCACCGGGACGGTTGGTGAGATCCCGGTGATTGAGTTCACGATGGTCGGCATTTACAACGCACCAACCGACACAGCTGCACCAACCGCCACCTACACCAACCAAGCATCACCCTTGATCTTCAAGGCAGACAATACCTCCGCTTTCGCTGTCTACGGATATGCAGGCTGTCTGATGGAGTTTAGTTTTGACATTGCCAACGAGACCATCTACCGGGAGCTAGTTGGCTGCACCAAAGAAGTGATCATCACCACTCGCGTCGCCGAAGGTGAGCTGAAGATTGAGGCGCCGACGATTGCGCAGTATGACTTCTTCTCCGCAGCGTTGGCATCTACAACTGGATCCGTCACCCTGATGCACGGCACGACCGCCGGCAATCGGGTTACAGTCGTGCTGCCTACTATCTCACTGGCAAATCCTGCCTATGAAGACCAGGATGGCATTCAAATGCTAGGCTTGCCTTACGTTGCCATCCCAACCTCGATTGGCAATGATGAAATCTCCCTCACCTTTGCCTGATCATCGTGGCTTTTGTCCTTAAGCAGTCCAGCAGCTATGTCTGGCCTGTTACCGTCAAACTGCCAGTCAGTGGCGGTAAGTTCGAGAAGCAGACGTTTGATGCTGAGTTCAAGCGGCTGCCGCAAGCAAGGATCAACAAGCTGCAGGTTGAGGTGCAGGCACGCATCAAATCATCCGAACGCAATGAGGCATCAGACGATAGCATCAGCGATCAAAGCATCGCCGACGAGCTTTTGGTCGGCTGGTCTGGCGTGCTGGATGAAGATGGCGACGAGGTGCCATTTAGTGAGGCAATGAAGCAGCAACTGCTTGATATCCCTACCCTGGCATCAGCCATCATTGTTGCCTATTTTGACAGCTTGACTGGGGTGAAAACAAAAAACTTCTAGACGCCGCACGCTATTGGATGCGTGGCGGCGTTATTGATAACACAGCCAAGGACGCTGCGGTGTTTGGCCTTGAAATCCCCGAGCCATCAGAACCCGACCGCTTCGAGGTTGAACCCGAGGCCTGGCCAGCGGTGGTCGCCTTCCTGCGCTGCCAGACCCAATGGCGCAGCGGCAGCAATGGATTGATCGGGCTGGACTATGCAGCCTTGGATTGGACCTTTAGACTGCACGCAGTTGCAGATCCAGCAGCCATGCTGGCCGACATCCAAATCATCGAAGCCGAGATCCTATCGGCTGTCCACGAAAAGGGAGGCTAACCGATGGCGCTGGACATCAAGGCAGCAGTCAAGATCCAGGCCAGCGTTGACGGCACAGCCTCAATCAATGGCCTTGAGAAAAGCCTGACCACCCTTGACAGGAAGGCCGATGGGTTGAATGGCACGTTTGGCAAGCTCAAGGGAGCTGCAGGCGGGATGAGCGGCGCCCTGGGCGCCCTGGTGCCTGCTGTTGCGATCGGCGGGCTGGCGACACTGGCGAAAGGATCCATTGACGCAGCGGACAACCTCAATGATTTGAGCCAGCGCACTGGCGTAGCAGTTGAAAGCCTAAGTAAGTTTGGCGCCGCAGCAGATGATTCCGGCAGCAGTGTTGATGAAGTGGCCAAGGCAATGGGCAAACTTGGCAAAGGAGTTGTTGATCCTGCATCAAAAGCGAATGAAGCGCTGAGATCTATTGGCATTAGTTCGACTGACGCCAACGGCAAGATCCGAAGCTTGGATCAAATCATGCTCGACGTTGCGGACAGGTTTGCCAAGATGCCTGATGGCGCGCAAAAGACTGCGCTTGCAATGGATCTGTTTGGCAAGTCAGGCATGAACCTGATTCCAATGCTGAATCAAGGGCGTGATGCGTTGAGCAAATACAATGCCACGATTACAACTGAAGGCGCTCAGGCAGCAGATAAGTTCAACGATTCACTGAATGAGATTGCCAGAGTTGTTGCGGGTCCATTTAATGAGGCGGTTACGGCATTGCTGCCACTGATCACTCAAATCGCTCAGGGGGTGGCCGCGGCAATCACTGCATTTACGCAGTTGCCTGAACCCGTGCAGGCTGCCGTGTTGGTGATTGGTGGACTGGCTGCAGCCTTCATTGCATTGGCGCCAGCTATTTCAGCGATCGTTGCGATCGGGCCTGCACTGGCAGGATTAGCCGCGGGCTTTGCAGCCATTGGCCCGATCTTGGCAGGATTAGGGACGGTGCTGGCTGTTGTCTTCACAGGCCCCGTGGGCATCGCTGCTTTGGTGATCGCCGCTGGCGTTGCCATCTATGCCTTCCGCGATCAGATCGGCGATGCCTTTGGCGCTATTGGCGAATACTTCAAGCAACTGCCGGCCGGGTTTAAGTCGTTCTTCATTGATCCGCTCGTCGAAGGTTTTAAGCTGTTGATTGGATTGATCAATACAACCTTTGTGCAACCGGTGCAGCAAGCATTTACCGGATTGATTGAATCAATCAAAACCACATTTCTCAGTGTTGTTGACTTTATCACGAGGCCGTTCAAAGCTGCATTTGAAACGGTGCGCGGCATCGTCAATCAAATCCTAAACAGTATTGGCAACGCAGTTGGCAGCGTAGTTAATTCAATCAATGGCGTTATTCAAGGCGCTAATCGAGGATTAGCAGCAGCAAGATTGCCTCAAATCCCGCTCCTGCCTGCGCCTAATATCCCCAGGTTCGCAGAAGGCGGCGTGGTATCAGGCCCTACCCTTGCGATGGTGGGTGAAGGCGGTGAGCCCGAGTACATCGTGCCCCAATCCAAGGCGGGCAAGTTCGCCAACAACTGGCTCTCTGGGGTGCGTGGTGCAGCGGCGATCCCTAGGTTTGCCGAGGGTGGGGTGGTGGTGCCAGGCAATGCCCAGGTGAGCATCCAGACCGGGCCTGTGACGCAGATGGATGGCACCAACTATGTGACGACCCAAGACCTTAGCCGTGCCGTGCAGTCTGGCGTCAAGCAAACTCTCAACTTGCTGCGCAACGACAGCAGCGCCAGGCGCATCGTGGGTATGGCATGAACTACGACATCATGTGCTTCTTGGAATACTACGCAGACCGCACCAGCGTGCGCGATCCGATAACCGGCAAGCGATCACCCACGGCACGATGGCAGAACTTCTATCAAGTGCCGCAAGCGTTGGTGATTGATTCCGACATCACTGGAACCTACCCCTACTTGGCATTTAATGCCACCGGCTTTGGATCTACTACCGCTGCATCAGTCAACGATTTTCAAGTTGAGGCAGCTGCAATTGCTTACATTGTTGACCTTACAGAACAAGCAGCAAATGGGAACTCACTGATCATTGCTTCGCTTCTTGTTCAAGATGTAGGGTTTGATTCGATTGATGCCGGCAGTGCCGAAATCATCAGCCAATACATTGGCGGAATTGAAATCGGATCCATGAATGATACAGTTGTAAACTGGACGATCAACCCAGCAATCGACAAGCAGAAAGGTCAAGTCCCAACCCGTAAGATTGCCTCCAACCTGATCGGGAGGTTTATCGGACAATGAGGGATGAAATCTTCGAATCATTTCAAAACACTGGAAGCGCTGCAGGCGATGCGGCACTACAAAGAGATATTGCAAGGGAAATCCGTTTTCGTTATGGATCGGGTCCGGGTGCAAACATTCAGTATCAGATTGACTTTCAGCAATACCAAGCAAGAAAAAACGCGTTCAAAGCAGAACCCCAACCCAAGGCCGCACCAGCCCGCGCGGCTAAAAAACTTGATGATTCATTGCTGACTGGCAAAAAGCCATCGTCAGACATTGATAAGAGGCAGCAGTTAGCTACTTCAGGCGAAACAATCCCGATCGTATTTGGCAAGCGTGTTGATGATATTGGCGGCGTATGGGTGCAGCCGTCGATGGTGAAGGCTGGCACCAAGCTTTATGTGGGGAGCTTTTTGTATGCGATCAGTCAAGGCAAAATCATCAGCGCTCCGGTAAAGTATCGCACCTGGGTTGGTTCTCAGTCGCTGGCATTTATTGCCGATCAATCAATCACGCTCGAGCATGATTACGCAACTGCCGCTGATCTTGCGGCAGCGCCTGACACCTGCCCGATCGGCGGCGGCACATTGTTCTGTGGGGTTGAAACATACTCCTATTTGTCGCAACTACAGAAAGCCGAAGCCGGAGCAACTTACACCTATTCCTATGATCCATACAGCTACTATACGCACAGGGAGATTGCTAGGGGATTAGGAGACACAAGCAATACCGTGATGCTACTTACTGCAAATGATGTTCAGGCCTTTAATTCTGACGATGGCACAGACATTACAGCTGGTTACTGGGCTTATAGAGGATGGATCTCATCTACACTGCTAGCCCTTAATCTAAACACAAGCACTGGTGGCGGCAATACGGTTGGAACAATTACAGAGTTTGGCACCCTCTCCCCTGAGTCTCCAGGCTTTTTAGGCATCCCACAGGGCGCACGGTTAGTAATTCAATTCACAATCACATCAGTTAATACCCAGTACAATTTATCCTTGCCGGCCAGTACGGGCACGCTATACGGCGTGCAGGCAGAAAACATAGAAAGCCCCTATGACTACCTAACAGGGACCTACTCACAATCTGGAACAACCGTAACAGTTACTGCCACAGCGCACGGGCTAGCGATTGGCAATACCGTCTACATTGAGATCACCAGCGGCAATGGTGTTGAGGGCACTTACATTGTCGCAACAGTTCCCAATGCCAATACCTTCACCTATACGGCTGGCACGTCACAGACTACAAGCGGCAATCTTTACCTGCCGCTGACACCAGGCGCTGATAATTCAGCCTATGCAGACATCACATTTTTGCGGGTTGAAGGCGACATCTATGATCCACCGTCCGAAGGATCCTACCCAACAACAACCAAGCAGCTATTTATTTACTACGAGGAAGGCACTGAAGTTGACCTTTACAGTGGCGGCTTGGTTGCTGGTGTTTATCCACGCGGCGCCAGCAATCAATTCGTTGATTTGGCGATGTACTTGTTCACAATATACAAGCGCGCTGATGGCGCCGATACGTCAGACATTGCCTCACCAATTTACACTGCCAACCTGACAAGCATCGCGGCATTCTGCGATCTTTACGGCTTCTTCTTCAATGGTGTGCTTGAAAATGTCGTAAACATTATTGACCTTTTATCTAGTCTCGCACCTTATTTCTTGCTTTCGTTCCTGTCAGTTGGTGGTCAGTATCGTTTTGAGCCTTTGCTGCCGCTGGACGGGGCTACTCTTGATGAAGGTGCATTAACACCTGCGGCAACATTTACTGAAAACGAAATCTTACTGGGTAGCTTTAGCAAGTCATTTTATCCGATAGGAGATCGGCAGGATTTTATTGCGGTGATGCTTTATCGAGAAGCAAATCCAAGCAGCATCGGCATCCAGCGCACCCTGCAGGTATCTTATGCAACCACTGCATTGGATGCACCAATTGAGCAATTTGATATGACTGACTTCTGCACATATGACGCCCACGCTACTTCTTACGCAAGTTATGAGCTTGCAAAGCGCAGGCTGTCAACGCATTCGATTAGCTTTCAGACTTCATTGATTGTTACCGGGCTGAAGCCAACGGACATCATCAAGATTGATCGCCAACGCATCACATCAACCGGTGATGACCGTTCTGAAATTGAATGGTATCAGATAACCAGCATCAGTTACGATCCCGAAGGACGCAGTACAATAGAGGCCGAGCACTTCCCGGTCACGACTGGGGATGTTTCTGCCATCATTGATTCAATGCTCAACGATGCCTTCCGTGTGATCTAATGGCCGACTTCCCCGCTATCGAGCCAGCATCCAGGGCGCTGACTTTTGGCGACTATCCCCAGTTGACCTATGCAAGCATCAGCGGCGGTGACGTTAGATTCCTGCAAGGCACGAAGCGCATTGCCCAGGTATTGTCGCTTGGCTATCAATACTTAAGCGAAGCAAATGCGCAGCTGATTCTGGATCATTACGCAGGGCAGGAAGGTTCGTTGATTGGATTTGATCTGCCGGCGATCATCTGGCTAGGTTATACCACGCCGCCAGTCAGCTCGGTAGATTATCAATGGCGATATGCCGGCCCGTTTGAGGTTGCAATAGCAGCGCCCATACAATACAGCATGACAATCAACTTGGTCGCCACCCCAATACCATGACATTCCCTGCACTCATCCCATCAGCAAGGACCTACATCCCTGGCAATGTGCCAAGCACCTCTCAGGTTTCATTGTCTGGGATGACAACGGGATTCAGGCGCGGCAATCGACGCATCGCGCAAAGCCTTGCATTGTCTTTCCAGCGGTTAATTCAAACAGAAATAGGATTGATTACAACTCACTACATCGACCGTCAAGGCAGCTTCGACATTTTCTTTTTGTCGCCTGAGGTTTGGACTGGCTACACCACGCCGCCGGTTCCATTGCTCAGCGATATTGCATGGCGCTATGTCAGCCCGCCTGCGATCACTGACAGCTCCTGTGGCAGGTGGAATGTTGAGCTTCAGCTGCAATCAATCCCGATCAATACCGGCGACTTAGTATTTGACGCTGGCGCCGCATCAGCCACTCCTGATAGACTGTACCTATTGGATGCAGGCGCAGCAGCGGCATCGCCTGCGCGTGATTACACCATCAGCCCCTCAGGAGCATCATGAGCATCAACCTATCGGCACTGATGAAGCAGCGGTATGACACCGCTGCCAACTGGACGGCTCAGAACCCAACGCTGCTGGCAGGTGAGATCGGCATCGAGTCCGACACTAAGAAGTGGAAGGTCGGCACCGGGTCCACCGCATGGACCAGCCTGACCTATGCGATCGGCGGCACCTATCCGATCGTCAATGCAGACATTGCAGCGGCGGCGGGGATTGCCTACAGCAAGCTGGCCACGCTAACCAGCGGGAACATCGTGCTTGGCAGCGCCGCTAACGTAGCAACCAGCACGGCGGTTACCGGTGATGTAACCATCAGCAATACGGGTGTAACTGCTATTGCCTCTGGTGTGATCGTTAACGCAGACATCAACGCATCGGCGGGCATCGTAGACACCAAGCTGGCCACCATCGCCACCGCAGGCAAGGTAAGCAACAGCGCCACCACAGCCGCCAGCGCCAACACGGCAAGCGCGATCGTTGCCAGGGATGCGTCTGGTAACTTCACCGCAGGCACCATCACCGCAGCACTCACTGGAGCGGCATCAAGCAACGTGCTGAAGGCTGGCGACACCATGACCGGCGTCCTGGCCGTCACAGCAGGCACCGCAGCACTGCCGGGCATTGCCGTATCAGGTGACACTAACACCGGCATCTACAGCCCTGGTGCAGACCAACTGGCTATCAGCACTGGTGGCACGGGGCGGTTGTTTGTTAATGCAAGTGGCCTTACAGGTTTAGGTGTAAGTAGCATCACGGCGGGTCTAACGGTTGCCACCTACGGAAGCCAGCCGGAAACTAATGCAAATACATATTCCTATCCCGTTGGACGACATAGTGTAAATCTAGGCACCGTACCAAATGCCACTAATCTATGGGCCGGTTTTGTTGGAACATATGCAAATAGCAGTGGCTCATGTAATTTCTTATTGCAGCCTGGTTACAATGATTTAGGCCAGCAAGCTGGTGCTTACATTGGAGGTGAATTAACAGGAGTCGCTAGCACGGCCATTACATTTGGGCATTTGACTGGTGCGGCTACCCTTGCCGGTAATTCCACAAAATCAGAAAAAGTCCGCATCGACCCCTCCGGCAGGCTCTTGGTGGGCACGTCTAGTGGGAATGCCAACGGCGGCATCCTGCAACTTACCAGCGGCATTACATTCCCTGCAACTGCCGTAGCAGCAAGTGATGTAAATACGCTGGATGATTATGAGGAGGGGACGTTTACGGCAACCGTACAGGGGTCAACAACTTCAGGCACTGCAACTTACGCAACTCAAACAGCGCAATACACCAAAATTGGCAACAGAGTCCTATTCAATTTGCGCATAATTTACACAGGTGGAACTGGTACAGGCAACTTAAGGGTTGGAGGACTTCCTTTTACCTCAAGCAGTGCCATGGCAGGCGCTGTAACAAATGTTATTGCAGAAAACATAACTGGAACTGCCCTTTATGTTTTTGTTGGCTCAGTAGGGGTAAATACAACATATGTTGGAATTGACCAACTTCCGACTGGTGGTGGTGCTGCAATCGCTACGGCATACGATGCGGCGGGAGATATTTCAATCGCCGGTCAGTATTTTGTTTAATTTTTAGCCCGCAATGGCTCAAAACTACAACCATTAAACCTGTTCCTGCCAGTCGGCAGTTCCTAAAATGGCATTCACAGAACGTCAAGAGCATCAACTGGAGATCGTCCCGCCTTACAGCATCATCCAATGCCGTCGTGCTGACATCATCGAGAAGGATGGCGTTGAAGTAGGCAAGACCTATCATCGCCACACCCGCGCCCCTGGTGACGACGTAAGCGACGACTGCGCTGAACTGCAAGCGGTTGCTGCTGCATTGTGGACGCCTGAGGTGGTTGCCGCCTACGAGGCATTGAAGGCTTCATGACCCAACTCGATGAGCAGGCGGCTCCTACGAAGGCGGCTGGTGTCCCCTGGGCGTAGGCTCGCTAAGATGACCGCATGATCGAGGTCATCGCTGCGATTGCTGGAGCGTCGATCTCCGTCGCCGCCATGGGCGCGAT